GCTGTCCATCTTCCCCTCCCTCATGTGGATTCAGAACAAGAGCTTTACCATCTTCTGTTTGTAAGTTTTGACTCCATGTGTACATACCACTAACAAGTTTTAAGCCTACTTGATATTGAAGAGCATCTCCTAAATAATCATTAACCCTAGGATCTATATTGCGTAAAGTATTATATTGCTTTAAATGATAAGCTCTTTCTTCAGTAGAAAGTTCTTCATTTCTAGAAGCTAGTTCATGTTGATCTCTTACTTTATCTAATGGTTCTAATGCACTTCCACCACTAATTGCATATTTAGCTGCTACTTTATCTGCTTCCTTCTTAGCTTCTTCATTTAATATTTCTTCTCTATCAAGGAAAGCTGTAGTAGCACCTCTTAAACCACTCTCAATATCGCCATAGGTATCAGCAAGAGTTTGTAAATCCTTATTAGGTTTAGGTAAAGCAGCGGGTGTTGGTATATATGTAGCTTCGGGTGCTCTTGATACTTTCTGTTCAAGAAAAGTTCTAGTTGGTTTGGATTGTACTTTGATCCCTTGGCGACTTAGTTTCTCTTGTGCGAGAGGTTGAGTCGAAGCTCCTGTTCCACCACCTACACCTGCGATAGTGGAAGAGCCTCTTGAGATTCCTTCATGTTTGCCTCCAGAGAGGCGACGAGTTGATGTTGCCATTAGTTATTTGCGGTAGTAACCAAAGATGCTTTTCTGTCCTGCTGGTGCTTTGCCATATGCATAACCAGCACCTTTGATGGCACTAGCTGTACTGAGTCCAGTTTGAACTCCACTGAGTCCAGCAGAAAGTATGCCAGCAAAGCCAGGGCCTTTTGCATACTTCTGTTTAATAGGTTTAACAGGACTTAGAATAGTTCGTTTCAAATAAGGCTGCTGACTAGCAATACGAGTACCTCTTGTAATAGCAGAACCAGTCTTCTCTCGCTGAGCTTGTGTTCCAGCAAATGCCATATTCACAGATGTTGCATAATCAAAGGATGCTTTCTGTCGTTTGTAATCAACAATTAATGCGTCGATAGTATTTCCAATTCGACCACCAGCTTTAACAGCTCCTTGGGCTTCAATAGATTCAAGATTAGTTCGTCTCTTCTCATCAGCAGCTTTTGCATTTTGTTCCATTAACTGATTATTTATTTGTACGATTTCATTTTCATAAGCATTATTTGCAGCATCAGTTGTAGATTGGATCATCATCTCCTGCATCATCTTCGTTTGATTCTCATGCGTTCTTGCAGCCGTTGTTTGTAAAACTTGGAACTGGAAGTTCTGTTCTGCTACTGCGTTGTTATATGCAATCTGTTGATTTTGAGCAGCGACTTGTTGCTGTTGCTGGATGATGCCAAGACCTGCTGACATCACTCCCATTACAATGGAGACTGGATTGCACATAGATTAGATCCTCACAAATTCATAGAAGGGTCTGTTCTCTGGCCCCCATTCTGAATGTTTATTAATGAAAGTGAAACCCATCCATTTAAGCCAATGTATGTGAACAGTATTGCGAGCATCAACCACATTAAAAAGAAGTGGATACTGCTTCAGAAGTTTGGGAAGTTCCTCTTTTGATTGTCGCAGAAAAGCTAGCTTATCGCTTATATCATCAAACATAGATTGACATCCGAGCATCCAGATCCGCCCTTTCCATTTAAGTCCTTCTGGAACTACTCCATACATACCAATAGGATTACCGTGTCTACTCACTATAGTTCTACATGGATTTGAATGAAAATAACAAAAGAACAAGCTTTCCCTAGGATTAGATCCTGACTGTGCCTTGCATTCAGCAACATCCTCTTCTCTCATGTTGTCTGCAACAGCCAGGATATCTTTAGGAATAGATTTGCGGTGATATAAAGTCACATTCTCCTCGCTCTTGTATGTAGCATTCCTTCCCATTCAGCAGATTGGAAGCGACAAGGTAAAGGACTATCACTTCTGAGAATAATTCTCGTCTCTGTATTTCTTGCTAATACAGGAACTCTAAAAGTACCAGTGCCAACACCAGGAGTACCAAGCAAAGGAGGGCTTTGTCCGATCTTTATACCGTTATAAGGATATGTAGAAGTGTCTCTACCTAATGGAGTTATTCGTAATTCAAAAGAAGAAGTCTCATCAAAAACAACAGTCCATGTCCTCATCATTAAGATAGGCCCACCAGCAACTGCCATACCACCACCAGTCGGAGATTCTTTTAGATAAGGTGTACTAAATTCATAGTTCATGTCATAGAGTTCACCTACAAAAAACTTTGTATTAGTAAGATCACCTAATACTGTTAATGTTGCATTACCTGTAAATCCAGATTGTGTTCCACCAGCAGTAGTTTCACTGCTTGGTTTCATTATTTGTCCGTGTCTAACTGTAATTAAGTTCTTATATGTATAGGTATTAGGAGTAGCAGTAGCTTCAATAGATAATCCATTTCCAGCTCCAACTGTTTTGTTATACATCCCAGAAGGGAATCCGTTAATTGTTACATTGTTCGTTGCTGATCCTGTTGTCTTTGCATTAGTAGCAACACCTGATCCATTAACAATAAGACCTCCTGCATCTCTAATAGAAATTAAAGTTCCTGAAGCTGGAGCACTAGCAGGGAAACTATTTTCATCTGCATAAGCATCATTATCATATGCACCAACAACACGCATTATCCCTGATTGATTATTAGTTAGTGTTAAATGTGAGGTTGGATAAGGTAAAGTAATGACCGACTCAACCCCTGCACCACCTTGGTTTATAACATTTACATGACAATCTGCTTGGGATATCTTTCTGTCTAAGAGTAATTCCATTGATGTTCCCTCATCTACAGTCTCTGGTCTAACGGCTGTCTTCTCTAAATACACTCCATCCTCATATTCAATAACTACATACATATCACTATCAAGCATTGCTGCACCTAAAACTTTCTTCCCTTTAACAGTTTCCCAATATGACCAGCTTGACTGCAATTTAGTATCATCTTCAAAAAAGAATTTATATAGATAGATACGATTAGGTTGATCTTTACTAACAGCAAGAATTGATTCCTCAGATACTGATGTAATTAAATTAGTTAAATTGCCTGGTATATATCTAGGAACTGATGATGTTACTTCTTCTGATAGAGGAACACCACCTGTTGAATCAGGAAGAAAGAACTCACGCAATCCACTGAACTCACCTTTTGGAATAGGGAAATAAACAGTTCGACCAACTGATACAGGATCGACTGTGTCTGACATTTCAAAGCTAGTGATTGCTGTAACAGAAGCAGTCTTTGGTGTTAATGCTTGTCCAATAGAAGTACCTGCATCTAGTCGGAATTGTCCATGCCTACTAAATAGAAGCAACGTATTAGCAAAAGGAAGACTTGCTATTAAGAAGTTGATTTCACTACCACCTGTTATTAAATCTATTGGATCACTATCAACAACAGTTTGAACAGTCTCAGGCCAGAACCTATCGTAACTATCGGCGGCTGAAAGAATTACATTCTCATCTGCAAGTAGAACCAACCTATTTCTAAACAAGTTTAAGTTCTCTATTTTACTTCCAACAAAGGAAGGGTCAGGCGCAGTGGCAGCGTCACCCGCTACTCTTGGCGACCAATCAAATTGCTTGAATGTAAATGCACCTGTACTAGCATCACGTACTAGAACATGAGGCATTGTCTCTTTGTTAAAGGAATAACTAATGCCAGGAGAAACCGTCTCTCTCCAAATACCAGCTCCAAAACCACTACCAGAAGTAGTTTCAAATTTTACAAAGTAATCATCAAATGAAGTTGCCTTACTTCCTTGTACTCCAATCACAAAGTTATGCTCTGCAATTGTAGGAAGATCTGTCATGTCATCTATCTTTCCTTTGCAAACTTTCGTTAGCATTCCAGTCTTTGTATCTCCACTCTCTAATGTGTAATCACTTCCATCATCTTTTGTTATGCGAATAATATAATCATTATTAGTAACAGTGTATCCACTGATTGTATTGAGATCTGTTGCTAGTTGAGATGCAATTGTAATTGTGTCAGGAGTCGTTCCACTACCTACTGCTGGAGTCGTATATGTTTTCTCTGTTCCTGCTAACTTAACTCTGTAAGTTGTATCATATTCAGCTCCTTTAATGAACACCATTGACTTAGTACCCCAGTCAAAGGAGAGTCTTTCATAACTAATATTTCCACTATTCGTTGCAGAACCTGTAACGGTATAAGTGAAAGTATCATCATCTACTTTTGTTATTGAATATTCTCCATCAACTGCTGAACCACTTGTAATGTCTGCATAAATTAAATCGTCATTAACTAATCCATGATTGTTGTGAGTAACAGTAACTGTTGTTGTTGACTGGCTATATGTTCCTGTATAGATCTTTGATACAACCTTTTCTCTGTTAGTAATAAAGGTGTAGTCAGCAACAGAAGCAACTCTAAATTTCTCAGAAGGATCAGATGTATTTGAAATATCTAAGTAGCTTGTTCCATCTGGAGTAGCAATGCTATGTGCTGTTCCATCTAAATCAAATGCTTTAATTGCACCATCTTGTATTAAAACTAGATATTGAATTACACCATCTCTATCTACTAGATGAACAAAAGGTCTACCAGTTCCTGCTGTTCCAGAGAATAATTGTTTGATATGTGTTAAGGGTGGTCGCTTCTTCAATCCTTCAACAGGACTAGGCAGGCAGTTAACAACCTCCTCAGCTTGTGAAGCTAGGCGAAGAGCAGGCGGTTGTTGACTGACTCCATTAATTAAGTTTGGGATTGAACTAGCAACTAATGCCATGATTAACGAATGACTGCACGACTAGGCTGATAAGTTTGGAAGACTCCTGTGTGATTAGGATTTCCACGTAACATATTATGTTCAGTCTTGGTTGTTTCTTCCTCTACAAATAAAGAACGAGCTTCTTGTTCAGCAGTTAAATTAATCTTTGTTAGATCTGAAGCCCCAATGATTTGATCTTGCAGTTGTCTTCCAGCTCTAATCTGTATGTATTGTCTTGCATGTTCAGGAAGTTCCAACCAGTCAAATAGATAGGTAACATCAGCAACTAGATCTTCATCAAACTTGTATGTTTTATTTCTACGGTCATATAACTTAGAACCTCTTTGAACAATATCGTAATCAGGATATTCATAAGGATCTACTACGACACGAGTTACGTTATTACCTACTTGGATTTCTTTAGATGTATTACGTGAAAGAGTAGCTTCGTAATCAGTATTGAAAGACCACCCTTCAGTTTGAAGTGATCGACTTGTATTAGTTAAAGCATCATGTGCTTGTTTAGCTATACCAGAAGCATTTTGCAAACTACTAACAGGAGCCTCTCCAAGCATACCCAATACTTTATTGACTCCTTCTAGTTCTGAAGTGCGAGCAAGTACCATGAGAAAAAAGATATAAGAGAGGGGGGCAAGAGCCCCCCAATAACAGATTAGGTAGTCGCCCAGTAGATCTCAACTGCACAGTCAGGACGTAGAACGCCTGTACCGTGAGCCATGGAACCGACCATGAATGTTCCCTGCCATAAAGCATGAACATCAGATCCTGTTTGTTCCATCTTAAGATCCATCAGCTTCACAGTACCAACAGCCTGCTTGTTGAATACAAGGCCAACACTGTCAGTGTAGTTAGCGTGATAGGTGTTGTTCTCACCAGTTACAGCAGAACGGTTTGTAGTTGGAAG